CAGATGCATACAAATCCAATTTCTTAGGTTATAAGGCTGGTAAAAATGCAACAGATGCAATTTATTCTAATTTCTTAGGTTATGAAGTTGGTATCAATGCTACAAATGCATCGCGTTCCAATTTCTTAGGTTATAAGGCTGGTAAAAATGCAACAGATGCAATTAATTCTAATTTCTTAGGTAGTGCTGCTGGATCGTATGCTACAAATGCAAGTTATTCTAATTTCTTAGGTAGTACTGCTGGTTTCAATGCTCCAAATGCAATTAATTCCAATTTCTTAGGTTCTGGTGCTGGCAATGGTGCAACAAGTGCATCGCGTTCTAATTTCTTAGGTATTAATGCTGGTAGTGGTGCTACAAATGCAAGTTATTCTAATTTCTTAGGTAAAAATGCTGGTGTCAATGCTACAAATGCAACTAATTCCAATTTCTTAGGTAATGGTGCTGGTAGCAGTGCTTTAAGCGCAAGTAATTCTAATTTCTTAGGTGGTAATGCTGGTATCAATGCTACAAATGCATTGCGTTCCAATTTCTTAGGTTATAATGCTGGTAGCAATGCTACAAATGCATCGCGTTCCAATTTCTTAGGTAATAATGCTGGTATCAGTGCTACAAATGCAAATAATTCTAATTTCTTAGGTTATAGAGCTGGTATCAGTGCTACAAATGCAAGTAATTCCAATTTCTTAGGTTATAGAGCTGGTAATAGTGCAACAAATGCAAATAATTCTAATTTCTTAGGTGCTAATGCTGGTAGTGGTGCTTTAAGCGCAAGTAATTCTAATTTCTTTGGTGCTAATGCTGGTAGTGGTGCTTTAAGCGCAAGTAATTCTAATTTCTTTGGTCTTAGTGCAGGTAGTGGTGCAACAAATGCAAGACATTCTAATTTTATTGGATATAAATCTGGTTTCCAATCATCTTTATCAGCTTGCGTTGCTCTGGGTTCTTTTTCCACTCCAACCGGACATAATCAATTCGTTCTTGGTTCAGCATCATTTCCATTATCAACAATTGACGCAGGTGCTTCTTTAGTTATAAATATAAACGGAACTCTTAAAAAGATAGCATTGCTTTCTGTTTAATTTATACTAAATCTCAGGATGAAGGAAATATTTTTTGTTGGTGGTTTACCAAGATCTGGTAGCACATTACTCATGAATCTTATAGCGCAGAATGAAGATGTATTCTGCACTCCAACTTCAGGACTACCAAATCTTTTGAACAATATTAAGACTTCTTGGTCTAATATATTGGAACACAGAGCGGATAAAAATGCTGCTGCTGATGAAAATTTAAAAAGAACACTCAACACAGTGTTTTATAATTACCACAACACTGAAAAATCATTTGTGTTTGATAAATCAAGAGCATGGAGTCATAATATAGAGATGATTGAAGCAATAACCAATAAAAAGGTTAAAATAATTGCTCCAGTAAGAGATATTAAAGATATTTTATCTTCTTTTGAATCGTTGTATAGAAAAGGCTCTTATAAATTTGAACCTCAAGGACCAATGCCTCAATGCTTGACCACCGAAGGAAGAATACAACACTGGGGTAGTTTGCAGGGGGAAGTTGGTGCAGCATATGCAATTTTGAAAGATTCTTTTCTAAGAGGTTATAGTGATAGGTTTCTTTTGGTTGATTACGATTTCCTCACTCACAATCCAAAATATGTTATGGATAAGATTTGGGAATTTTTAGGTATTCCAAAAATTGAACATGATTTCAATAACATAATCAATAAAACACCTGAAGATGATACTGTATATAATTACGTGAATTTACATAAAATAAAAAATTCTATCATCCCATCTAAGTCTAAAGCAATTGAGGTTTTGGGGAATGATATATGTAAAACATTACAAGGTTACGAATTTTGGAAAAATTTAGCTAAATACTAATATGTCATTGTTAGGAAACAACCCATTACCACCTTCGGTAGAAATACCAAAGGAGATTAGACTGGAAAATACCACTAAACGTATTAAAGAATTATCAAAAAATTGTTTCAACAATTTGGTGAAAACGCAGAGAAATGGTATTGACCTTGTGTGGAACCACGAACATTTAACTGCTCAAGAAATCATTAATGAATTGGGGGTTGATGTATTCAAAATCTTTCACTTTCACGCAAAATTAACACAATTTATTAATGAAATGGCACAATTCGATAATTCAACGGTCGAATTGAAATACCCAAATAATTCTTTCACTATGGATTTTAGTGCTGGAACCGTTACTGTAACCGATCAACCATACTAATTATAATTTATGAGAAAAAAAGAACCAACATTAGGAGATATTTACGGAGAAATGTTTAAAAGCGTTAAAACCGTTGTCAATGAAAGCGCACAGGAAAACATCAATAAATCCAAAAAAATTCCAAAAATGTCGAAAAATGCATTTAACGGTAAAATGGACATTCAAAAAGGTGGACCAACAGAAGCAGATGGCTTTCACAAAGCATTGAACGATAATATTAATGATTGCAACCAGGAAGATAACGAAGAACAATATAATAGAATTTCTGAAATCGAGAAAAAATTGAAAAATCCCAATCTATCAGAAAAAGAAAAGAAATCTCTTGAGAATACTCTTAAAAATATGAAGAACAATATGCAAGAAGAAGAAGCTGAAGAAGATATTATCAAAGAATCTAAAAAAATTGCAAGAAATAGACTAAATACTTTTATGACGAAAAAATCTACATTTGATAAATTGTTTGAATCCGTGATGGGTAATAACTTCGAAGATGAATCCGAACAGGTCAATGCTTTGGGTCTTGGTGATGCACCTACCGATGATGAAATGGGTGATGAAGACATGGATATGGGTGATGAAGTTACGTTTACTCTTGATCGTGCCACTGCTCAAAAACTTCACGATGTGCTTATGGGCGTTCTTGGAGGTGAAGAAGACCTTGGTGACGAAGGTGATGATCTAGACTTCGATATGGAAGGCGAAGAAATGGATGAAGAAGGTGACATGTATAACAATGAAGAAGAAGAATACGACGAAGATGAAGAAACCTTCCCTACCGATAAAGTTGGTAACGATGGAACAATTGGTGCTAAAAACTCCAAAGATGGTTCTCACAAATTCCAATCCAAGAACAACAAAGTTGGTGGTCGTCCACAACCTAAAAATCAAGGAACCAGAGTAACTGGAACCACTGATAAAGTTGGTAATGATGGTGATTATGGTCATGCTCTTTATAATGCAAAACAGCCAAACTATGGCAAACAAAACAAAGTGTCGGATTTGAGAGCATCGGATGACTACTTCCGCTGATAATTTCTGTCAGAAATAATAAACCTAAGAAGGGAGAATCGTGGTGATTCTCCCTTTTTTCTTAAATAGTAATATGGAATCCTTTCTGGAATTTTTTGAAAAACACAACGGTGTCATACTAGAATACCGACACAAAGATGCTTTCGGAAATATCAAACAGTCTTTTCATGCTGGTAATGGAAAAGGCGATAATATCACTCGTGACCCCCATACTAGAAAAAATATCTCAACCAAAGGACCATATCAAAAGATTAGAAAGCATGGTCAGATTTTGATTGGTGATGAATTGATGAGAGAATTGGGATCTTTAGGTGGTATGGAATTTGAAGATGGAAAGGAAATCAAAAGAAAGAATTCCAATCAAATGATAAAAATGTTCACCAATCTTCGTGGTCAACAATGTGGAAAAATCATAGAAATTAAAAAATAATGGCTGCATGTCCCACAATACCACTTTCCTGCCTTACACCTGAAAACATTTTTGCTGGTGTTTATCGCCCCAATTGTGGGGGATTTGCTGATCCATCCAATTTCCAAGCAGAAAGAGCCATATTCAATTCCCAATTTGGAGAACTTATCAACAATTACGGTGTGACGATTGGTTACATGGTCAATACTTTTGAACCAGATCAAATGAACTCTATTTACGGTGAACACACCACGATGTATTGGTTGAGTGCAATGGAAATCAAAGCATATATTCAGATGGAGAACGGTTCTCCGATTTATGCTTTAGCTGGTATGGATTCCCCTGACACTTTGACACTATATCTACACATTGATGATTTTGAGACAAAATTTGCATCCTTGAGTTATTTTCAGAATCATCCATTGGAACCCAAATCACAGGATAAGATCATCGTTTATCCATTTGGTTGTGATAGACCAAATGGTAGAAGTGCTAAAATATTTGAAGTGACAGAGGCGATGGATGAGGATCAATCAGAACTCAATCCTGCAATGGGTCATTATGTGTGGAGACTAAAAGCTGTTCGTTCAGAACATAACTTCGTTACCAATGAACCTAGAGAAGCATTCAATCAACAAATTGCTGATAATTCTTACTTTGGTAAAATATCTTCAGTATTGTTCCCTGCATTGTCTAGTGCTTTGAGTGCCAATAAGATTTATACGGAAAATTCAGACGATATCGTGAGAAATGAGATATTCCCACCATCTACAGGAGGTAGTGATGGGAGTGTATATGGTAATTATTTTTAATTATGGCAGTTAAAAAAAATAAATCTTACATGGGTAATATCAATTTACCCAGCGCAAATTCGGCGTTTGAATATACACCGGAGATGGTGGTTGAAATTGAAAAATGTAGGAATGATATCATTCATTTCGCATCAAATTATTTCTATATCATCGATCCAGATAGTGAAGTTGGTAAAGTCTGTATCAATCTTTACGATTTCCAAGAACGAATATTGAATGGTATATTTAACCACAGATTTTCATGTCTTCTTAGCCCCCGTCAAGCGTCCAAGTCAACGCTTATGACGATTGCTGCTCTACATGAGGCTTGTTTCAAACCATACAAGAGTATTATTATTGTAGCTAATAAAGAAGCTACAGCTA